CTTAAGTAGAGTCAACAACGTCAAACTTATATTGGAAGAAAGGGGAGTTCCTCAAAAGAAATTTCCTGTCGTGCTCTACTGTCCATCAGAGCCCGAGCTGGCCCATTTCAGGGCTGGCACGGATGAGATACACCCCAAGGCAGCCACTTGGCTTATGTACTATTTAAACCTTACGTACTTTCCAGAGTGGTGCCTATATGAGTACTGGACTTGCTCTACCATGTTTACAGACCCGCACATAAAGAAGGTTCTTGATGCGCTTTTCAAACTCTATCTGCGCAGTGATATGCCTTACCATGACATGAACTTCAATAGAATCCACACCAAGGCCAAGGACTTCCAGAGCATAGATCTGTCCAAGATATCTTCTCAGAGATGGGAACAGAATGGAGCGAGTGGGTCGAGGCTACCTTCCTCAGACTTCACGCAGCATGCCACAAATGGATACGTTTGCAACTACGTCCTGTACAATCCTGACAAACCATCTGTGTTTGACCGCATTGAACAGGCCGAAGAGCCCGTCTGCACTCCAGAACAGGGCCTAGCAATCGTCCAAGAATTGGACGTTACAACCCCTTTTGAGAACGCTATGAAAACCATGTTCTCTGGGATAACACTGCTGAACACCATGCAGGTAGGGTCCATAATTGCGTCATCAGTGGCTGTTATTGTGAGCATAAGAAACCTCATATCTTTAGAAAAGAAAAGCTGGATAGACACTGCTGCTCTAATATCAGTTCTGGTAGCGTCTTTCACGTCCCTGGTGTGCTCTTGTATTGCAACTTACATAACGGCTTATGGCAACAAATGCCTCCTAGCCAAAGTTAAAGATTTCGTTGCAGTCAAAAAGAGTATGACCAAGGCGTTCACCGGATTCTTCACAGAGACCACTGAACGCCAGAGAGACAAGAAAGATAGCGCTTGTGGATTGATCATGACCGCAATTTCCAGTGTCATAGGGATCTTTTCCCCAGACTTCGAGGGCTTTATGGACAAAAGAGCTAAGTCCATTAGGAACACAGAGGTTGTCTCCAACAACATCGAAGACATGTGGTCCAAGATGACCGAAATTTTCTCTAATGCCGAAGAGCCATGGGAAGAATCTGCTAAGGCTGCAGTTGAGACCCTCACCGGTTTAAATGCCACGCCCCTCTCCCAGTACTCTAGTCTGCCCTTTTTAAATTCCAGGGCAGCGAAGATAGCAGATGTAGAAGCAGTCCTGAAGAGACTAGATGCGTTGAATAAAGACGCAAAGGCTTCCAAGACCCTCCAAATATACATCACTAGAATAACTTCACTCTTGGTAACGTGTGACAAGACCTACACTGATGCTAAGTCCCTTGACATATTATCCAGGGTTGTCAGAAGAGAGCCAGTAGGGATAAATTTCTATGGCCCCCCAGGCCACGGGAAGACCCATTATGTCAC